ACGCATCGCAAACATTGATATTTCGATCGCCTGCATCACCTTCTCAACATGGTCGAGTAGTTTCGACCAGCTAGCTGACGGGCGGGTTTTGCCAATGCTATGACGTCTGTCAGCTCACCAAAGGGTCGTGCCTGAATACACGCGAAACGGTCAACGGTAAGCCAGTTAGGATAAAAAATGACACCTTTATACGGGTTCGGCGATAAGGCTGAGCAACCCCAAGACTACAAGTGCGACTGTTCTTTGTGCGGTGGTGATCCAGACGACTGGACTGCCATGAGCAATACCCAAAAAATGGTAAGGGCGTTGATTGTCACCGCGCAGTTTATGGCACATCAAGAAGCTAATAAGATACCGTTTCAAAATTAAACGATCATCCCTTTAGCTTTCTCAAGTATCTCATCGTTTTGACGCAGCCACACCAGAGAAGCCGAAGTAGGCGCCAACCAGTGCCGATAGCGATCCATACATCAACATCAGCACGGCATCTGCTTCGGCCATTCTGGTAGGTTCTATCAACACTGCAATCGTAGACACTATCATCATACCAAGCGCGGTCCACGCCATACGACGTTTATTGAGCTGGTACGCCTGCTTGTCTGGAATTAGATCGTTCATTTTGCATCCGCTTCATTATGTTACGACAAATGTTTAGATCGCTCGCTATGATCACAACATAGCCAGCCTCATCATATAAAACCCACTTTTGCTTACGCCCAACGAGTTGCAATTGATCTAAATCCGTCCTGATAAATGAAGCGCAAAATATGCTCCGGCCGTGCAGATAAATAGCGGCGTTAGGATTATCAAGATGGTATTTACATCTTCCTGAAATTTTTCTCTTTCGGCCTCAGCCTGTCGCTCTGCTGCCTTGCGCTGCGCGATGACTTCACGGCGTATCTTCCGCAGCTCCTGATAGGCAAAAAACCCAGCGATCTCTTTAGACAAGTTGTGCAGTCGCTTGCCCGCAGTCACACCTTTCTTGATCGCTGCCAATGCTGTCAGCGGGTCCATATAATAACCTTTGCGATTATTTGAGAAACCTGTAGGGTCGTACTATTCGACGCGTCACTCCATATGGAGGCACTGGTTCATGGTAATCAGAAATGAATACGTCGAAAGGGAATGGCTGCTACGTCATCTCGGACACACAATCGGCACACATAGCATCGATCATATTATATTATTTGCGCGAGACGCTGGCTATCTGGACACGGATGGTTGCATCACCTTGCTAGGTCGTAATTTCTATCGAGTAGCAAGCCGTGATCCTGATGCACTTGGGTATGACCAAGAATACGTCATGCAACACTACCATTAAAACCTGACATTGGAGATACATAGCATGACTAGCATGAAAGAATTTTGGGCGCGTGAGTGGTTGCTTAATCACATCGGCGAACAGCACAAAACACAACGCATTCTCACCGCACTTGAGATAGCACAGAACCAAGGCTTTATCTGTGAAGACGGCTATTTGACTGAAGCTGGCAAAAGTTACATTGAACAAGAGAAAGAAGCATTCACTCTAATGGAATACAGCTAGGGCATCCGCGTCAGCACAATAACCAGCATGGCAATGACGGAAGCTGATGCACCTATCATAATGGCCTCAAGGCATTTCACTTTGCTCTTGCCATTGTCCACCTACGACTGTTTCATGATTAAAGACTGCCGATCTACTCGCTTGTCCTAATTATGTTTCTCTAAATGTTTAGAAATTTAAGTCGTTAAAACTTGCATGGTGCGGCGAATGCCGCCCTATATTTGCCTTTGGGTGGGTTGTTCGCTTATCCCCTACAGCCCACCCATCGGCACACTATTATTGCGCCAAAGCAAATCCATTAATCCCATTATTTAAGCATTCTGTTCGAAAGAGGATTTTTGTGCGACTATTAAAATTACTTCGCACCTTCGGCTATTTGTGTATCTGTTGCTACGCGAACACATGTTTTATTCTGTGTATAATAAAGACAAGATTTCAGCTGCAACTTTGGTTAACGTAAAGAAAAAAATAAATTATTGAGGCAGTACTATGACTTATGTAGCGCAGAAATTGCGGGCTATTAAGCTGTTTGATCTAGCTCAAGCGCAAAGATTGACTGATCCAAAACTTCAACGTTTTGCCTTGGCGCTTATAATATTGTTTCCTGAATTGCCAATGTTAGTTTGGTACGTTGCAACGCGCTTCTAGAAATTTTTGCATCACTCACTCTTCTTACTCTTCGGGTTTCTAGCTAAAAGTTTTGTCTATGCAAAGAAAACGAGATTGGACGCTGGTTTGTGTCCGCTAGTCCTTAGCTATTGACTGACCCCGTGTATTATGTATCGATATGAGACTTATCGGTACTGTGTCTGGGGGGACATTTGATGCTGACTAAAAATAAATTTGAACAACGGAAAATAACGTTCACTGAGTTTAGTGAGAGTTGTCGATCAAAATTTGCGGCAGAAATCGCTAGCAAGCGCGATCATGAAGGCAATCCTTTACTAGATGATCCGAAAGTGAAGCAGCAACTCAAATTGCATAAGGATGCCTTGGATACGGTAGGCAAACCATAAGCTCCAATGGTACTATCTTATCCACGGGCTTCCACGCTCTCTATGACATCACGGTGGCATAATTATTGCAGCAAAGTATTCCGCAATTGGGGGGAAAATGACAAAAGAAAATGATAATTTGATAGCAAGCGACAACCCGATCGCAAGCCTGTCCCATGACCAAAAAATTCAGTTCACGTCTTCAAGGTACTTGGGTGACCTACCGACGTCTCGACGCAACGCCACCGAAGCAGTCCGGACAAGCGAGTTTGACATCACTGAGAGAGACGTAAATACGAATGGGTCCAGTCGCTAGGTTAGCCCACAGCCCTAAAATGCATCGTCGTCTTTCATTTTTGGATCAATGCATTTCACACCGATGGTTTATCCTTTTGACGTTGCCAAACGCGGCTATTCCGTGTTTTCTTAACCATATGGCTTTTGACGTTTCGAATACGACCAAGATTTTATCCGCAGCTTTGCAACGTGTTGCGAGGCTGGAGCCGTCGTTAACGCATGAAGAAAAGGAAACGCCTGCGCAAACCATTGCGAAGGGAGTAACAGTGTCTCTCAGCAATGACGCTAAAATGCACATGCTGAAAGATACTTTTAAATAGCTACGATTACACTGATGTTAGGAGACTACATAATGCCATCTGCAACGGACTACCTAGACGCGTTCAACAATTCGTTTTCAAAGAACGACAAATCCTACCTTGCTGCTGTTTTAGCGGGTAATTGCACAATTCATTTTACTGGCGATGATCAAACGATGAATAAGCAAGAGGTACTTGATTGGTCAGAAACTGACTGGTGTCATGGCTGTAAAGATTACACCATCATTCACGACGAAGCTGATAGCATTGCGGGAACCCACATGGCTTGGGGCAACGGTGATGACGGTCCATGGAGAAGTAAGTGTTTCTTCTTCGCTACAAAATCTGATGGTAAAATTACGAGATGGTACGTGCATCCTCGACCAATTGAAGATTAAACAGCCAACTTGAAATCTGGATCATCCCACGGTGACGTCGGCTGTATTAAATCGTCCACACTCATGCATCCCAAAGCCATCGCTGGGTTAGCTGCAGCCCACGCATTCCGATCTGTAATCTCACAATCCTTCGGTGCGGTGTAGAGATGCGACACGATCCGCGGATCAGCAGAGTTGGCAGCATCGTCTAGCCACAGCGAGAGTAGGTCACCGTCCGTCGCGGCTTGAGTGCTAATGGCGATCAAAAGAGGATACAAATGAGCACCTTGAGCCGTCTCAATAGCCTCGACGAACGGATCGTGAGGACCACGCACCTGCCCGACTTCGTCAAGCACGGCTAGGGTAGGTGACAGCCCGTGCGCAGTCCGTGCTTCAGCAGAGATCGCTTTGTACTCAACAGCACAGGGCAAACCGATCAATGACTTCTGGCTTGGGACGATCCGCACAATATTTGACAGTTGCGGCGACAGTCTGACCATCTTTTCAGCGAGTTTAAAAACCAATGACGCCTGATCGCGAGATCGCGCACCGCTGATGATCTGGCTGTTTTGCTTGGCCTCTGGTCCCACCAAGTGAGCAAGGACGATAGCTGCAATCAGTGCCGACTTACCGTTTTTTCGAGCCACCGAAAGATAAGCACGAGAGGTACCCGCTGGATTGTCGTAGACGTCGAGAACGAACCTACGCTGGAAGTCTAACAACTTTATCGGCTGGCCAACTTTGCTGCCTTCTGGGATCAGACAATAGCGTTCAATAAACTGACAAACCTTTTCTCCGCATCTCATAATATCTTACCAATTTGCATTTTACAAAAATTTGGTGTATGTTTTCAGATATATAACTATAAAACTGAGGCAGATCATGAATACCTTTTCCGCGAGCGGGTTGCTTTTGCAATACCGAAGGCTCAATCGTAAGAGAACGAAACCATCTCCGATGACATTCGCTTATGCGTTTATACTTAGCTCAGGAGCAGCGATGCTTTACCTTACGGTATCGCTATCTCATTATGTCTAAGGATAATGCACCTATCGCACACTTATGGCGCGTAGTACAAATTAGCATTATTGCAGTGCCATGTGTCCTGTTTTTAGGCGCGTTATTGATTGTGAGTTAGCTCAACAATCTCACTGCGGCCTAGCAATAAGATCGTCTGCTCCGACCTTCGCAATCGCTGAACGTGCTTTCGTTTCTAGCTTTGCGAAGCCATTGAGTGTTCGTGGATCGGAAGCAGTCTGGTTGAGGGAGATGCTGCGGATGACCGCAAGCTGCCTTCGTTCGAGTGTATCAATGACCGACAACAGCGGGTTTGGGATCGGTGTCCCACGCTTGTTTTCGACCATCATTCCGACATCGTCTAACTCTGTTTGAGCAGTGCGGATGTCGGCTTCCATGCGCACTATTTTAGCCAGCAAGATTAGGTCCATATCACGCCAATCTTAGCGTGCGCGGGCGCGTGAAAACTGGTGCCATATTGTACGCTCTAAATCTGATCGAAGTTCGATCCCATCAGGAAGCGGCACATCAGACATCACACCTGCGAAACCTTGAACGGCTGCTGTCGTACTGGATTTGTCTGTTCTACGTTTTTGCGACATGGATAATTGTGTCCGATTTTAATGTTAAAATATTGGGCAGATATTGACGAAAACCGCACAAAATTAAGGCATAACTTTGATTAAAACTTAACAAAGCACGTTTATATTTGACCAAGCGGTAAAGTTTGATTGACTCTAGGGAAGCCAACACAAGGAGAACGTTATGTCAGAGTATGATCCCGATTTTATCGGGCCGATCAGGGCACCCGACTATCTGCCCCTTGAATTTCAAATTATCTTCATGCGCTCTGTGCTGAAGAATTGGATGCAACCAGAAAAAGAACACTTCGCGTATCGCGATGATGTGCGTTTTTAGCTGAAAATTCCGTAAACGCAGAAAAAGACAAGAGTGGACGCTGGTTTGTGTGTTAACGACTTTCGTCTTTGACCCACCCCCATCTAAGTTATTGAATATAATTTTTTTATATGCTTTTGGCATATTTACTGCTCCTTAATATCAACAACCGAGGAGATAACATATGACTTACAGTATTGCTGATTTACCTAGTAGTTTTGAAAATCCCGTCACTTGCGTCCCGATCGAAGTGCAAGAAGCGTTCTATAAAAACAAATATGCTAACTTGTATAAAGTATTTTCTCGCTTTGGTCGCATTAACGAGGATTTTTATTTCCGCAATGGTAAAGCCGACTAAGATGCTGTCAGGTTTAAAAGCAGATATTTATCCTCTAATATCTGAGTGCATGACGTGTTCCAAAATTTTACCAACAAAAATTATGGCTTGTCCTAATTGTGGCAGGCAAGACCCGACTGGCTACGAAGCAAAGCGCAACTATGATTTTCAAATAATCCTTCTAAAATCTGTCAAGAGAATGTTTGCGTATCTAGCAATTATGGTTTCAGTTGCGGTTCCTACATTCCTGCTGATATTCTCAAAATGAGTGAACCGGATTCCTTGGATCAATAGGCCAACCACCAGCTCTAATGGTGCTATCGTATTCACGGGCTTCCGTGCTTTGAATGTCGCCACTGTGACACGTCCAACAGACTGACTGCAGGTTATCCAAATCAAAGAATAGTTCGAGGTCA